GATACAAGTATTGTCAGGTACTATCTAAGGCTTGCTCGTATCAGACGTTCACAGCTACAAGACAACGGCTCGGCTAATTACCACATACAACAAGAGCACAAGACGACCAGATAATGATGGTGTTCCCGTTACTTCTTCGCCTTCGCAGCCTTAGCCTGCATTCCCGCAATCGCTAAATCATGCTTGCGTTGCTTGTCAGCCTCAGCAGCATCCATCTTCTTTGTCGCTATCTCGTGCTGGCGTCCTTTTTCGGATTCCATAGCATCCGCGTCGTGTAGTTGACCTTCGTGCATCTGTGCCTGAATCGCATTCGGGTCAGGTGGCGGCGGTTCTTGCTGTCCTCCGGCGTCTTGCTGTCCCTGTAAGCCCTGCATGGCAATCTGAGCCTGCGCGTCGGGTTGCTGAGTCAGTAACGACATAGCAGACTGTTCTTGTCCCTGCGCTACGGTTGCCTCTTTGAGTTTCTGAATAAAACCTTCGACGGCCTGTATCAACAGCAGGTCAAAGTCGCCCTGTGGATCATTCAAAACACCCTTTGCGTAAGTTTGAGCAACCTCAATCTGCACGCCGATGTTGTCAACGTCGGGTCGGACAACAACGCTTGGCATATTCAACAACGCTTCCAGCGCCGTAGGCCATTGTTCCTCAGATATGTTCATCTGCTTAACGTGCTCAACGCCTTCCTTGATTGCCTGTAGCCTTGAATGAGCAACAGACTCATCAGCCTGTCGTGTGTTCAGGCTTGGCGGAAGGGATGTAAAGATGTTCAATGCGGCCTGTTGTACGTGCGGCGGCATGTCGGGATTAAAGATACCCAATGGAACATTCCCAAGAGCAAGTGCGTTTTCAAGCTCCGCGCGAGCATCAAGTAAATCACTCGGCATCCAGCTTCCGTCTACCACTGATACAACAAAATCCTTTGGGATGTCCGATGCGCTGAAAAACCTTCCCTGCTCGTGTTCGTTCTCATCCGTAAATGGAACAAACGTCTCCATGCTCTGATACTTCTGACGGAGTTTGAGATTTTGCGTTACAGTTCTCTTACCCTGCTCGACATCCACAAGAAACATAGGTGTTAGGATTGACGTTGCGCGCTGAACGAGTAATTGAGTCGCTGTGGCTGTACTCGGCAAGGTTTCGTTTGTGCCGGATAACACACTTGATGCACCTGTAACCGCCGTCTGGTCGTTACGCGCCATTTCGATAACGCCGCCAACGGAATTGTCCATTGGTGTTCCCTGTAACAGCGCAGCTTGTCCTAATACTCCACGCGGGTTGTCCAGAGGGACATCCATTGGGACGACATTACCGCCCTTAAACGACTCGACCGTTAATCCTGCGTTTTGATTGAACGTAGTAATGCCAACTGAATCTCGACGGGCGTGCTCAACGGCAATCTGATACAACGCATTGATAACCCGCTGAAGTTCTGCAGCATCGTCAATACCCTTGCCCCACGGACTCTGAGGATTAAAGTAGTAATGTGCCTGTGACCAATGATCGTCAATACAAGCTGGCTGAACATCCAAAATCGTCTCGCCCACTCGCGCAACATAAATACCATGCGGACACGCTTCAATCATCTTTGTTCCGCGTGGGACTTGTGTGCCATCGGCAAGTGTTACGTCTTGCGTTATCTTCCAGTCATAGTACATATAGGGACGGAACCAATATCGCCTGAACGTACAAAACTGGCTGTTATGGTCTCGCGGGTCTCCGCCTCCCTTGCGTTCCATTCTCTCTTGTGCACGGAGCATAAATGGAATCTCTTTAACGTCCTCTATGTTTGTGCCAATCTCATACGCTTGTGCGATTCTTTTCTTTCGCACGCGCTGGCACCAAACAATATAGTCCCACTGTAACTCTCCATTATCTTGACTGAGCCTTGCGTTAGGCGGAAGCCCAATCTCCCACGGTGATACTACCCACCATCGCGTATCGCCGCTCATTGAATCTTCATAACCCTCTTGTGTTTCGTCGGTAAATGATTCACCCTCGAAATACTCAGAAGGCTGGCCGCATTCCGGGCAGGACTGTTCACCATTTGCAGGCGCGGTCATTCCACACTTCGGGCATAGCCCCATACCAGGAACATCTACCTGTGTTTGTCCCATTGTCGGGACTTGCGTCTTATGTCCAGCGTCTTTATCAAAAGAGCCATACCGGAATGAATTTCCATACATTAAGCGACAAAACCATTCCCTGAGCCGTGCGGTCTGCTGAAACTTCTCCGCCATGTCGTGATCGGAAATTCTCTGTGCGACAATAGCTCCGCCATGCTTGATTTCCTGTTCCTGTCCGCCTGGGGTTGGCGTAAGTTTGTATTTTGGGTTCGACCGCGTGACAACGCTCATTAAGGTATTAAACTTTTCCGCAAGCATGTTCGCCGTGAAAAGCCCTTTGAGATTCGTCTGTGGACGCCATGCTCCATTCAAAGCCCAACCGTAGGCATTATGAACACCGCCAAGCCAGAAATAATAATTGCGGAGCCAGAGCGCGGCACGTCCCTGTACGTTATGTTCACATTCCTTGTCAGCCTCGTCGCATAACTTAGCCAAATACTCTTCCGGCTTAATCATCCGTGTAGGTGTTTGCGTGCGCTCGATAGCTTGTACATGCGTCGGCATCAATTTATTGCCGGGCTGTAGTTCCTTGTCTGGAGTTACTATTGCATCCATTTTAGACTCCTAATTCCGATTCAAGAAATGCCACGTCCGCCTCTGACATCCCCAGTACCGCTTCATGCTGCTGACGTACCACCATGTCCGTTCCTAGCTCAAAATCACTACCGCTTGTTTGTGGTTTTGGGTTCTCGCCAAACACGCGATGACCGTCAAGCCTTCGCATCCCTGCGTCAATATGCGCTTGATAGACTCGCTTCAATTCGTCCTGCGCAGCGTTGCGTTGCCGCGTCAGATCAAACACAAGATACCCTAACGCAACACATGCGGTAAATAGAAACGTAGAGATAACCAAAAGATAAACCATTATATTGTCCCGTGTGTCTGTTCGTACTCGGCTTCGTCTAACGCTGAAACGAATACAGGCTTGTCAAGATTCCTTCGTATGCGACTAATCGCCATTGCTCGCGCTGTCATAGCAGAACGATAGTCTCGGTTGTGTTCCGATGCGCCCTGTTCGATTGCTTCGATGCTCATGTGTGGCGCAGTTGCTACTAACGCTCTTTCGACACGCTCATCAATACTTAATGCAAGAGCACGCGGCCAGTAATCTGCGGCTGCGGCCCGTACTGTATCCATCGCATCGTTGAAAAGTGCATGTGGCACTAACGCGGTCGCTGGTTCACCTGATTTCAGTTGCGCCCATCTGTACGCGGGTGCTTCCGCTCGATGCCGCGCAAGCCCATCGTCATCGCGTGCAAACACTCGTTGCTTGTTGTCTACGATATGATATAACCCACAATGTCCCTCAAGTGCAGGATTCATTGGGTCGCGCTTTGTTAGCTCGACCGCTTCAAGTGCGTTTCGTAACTGTGCTATCCCGCGTGTTTTTCCGGTTGGCCATGCACTAAACGATAGTCCATGTTCGCGCTGATACGCCATACGCTCACTTGCTGCTTCATGTGACATCTGCCAACGATGCACGCGCGACTTCTCACCCAATGGTGCCATGCGTTGATTGATAAGCTCAGCAACTTCTCGTACCGTTGCGTCCCATATCACAAGCTGGCGATATAAGAATACCTTGCCTGCCATTTTTACGCCATTTATAGGTGGGCAATTCTCTGGCACCGTTCCGAACCACGATGTAACGCATGGGTGGTCGGCTGTCGATCCCCAATCCTGATATACACTAAGTAGCCATGTATTAGGAATATGTCGTTGTCCGAACACTTCCGCAAATCGACCCCACGTAACCAGATGACGGTTCTCGTCCCACATAGGCAAGATATTTCCGCGTTCGGTTATCTGCCAGTCACCACGTAAAAGTTGCTCACGGGTAACGGGATCAAGTTCATTCAACGATTCGGCGTATGCGACTCGATCTAAGTAGGGGTTATCATCAAGCCTTGCTGGAACAAACGAACGTCCCTCTTTCTTGAATACATGCGCTTCTTTAGCTTGGTCTGGCGTAAACGTGTCCGGCACAAATCTCTCGTTTACCCATCTGGAACCAACGCCCCCCGGATTCGAGCCTGACCGCATTCTTAAAGGCACGTCAGACGTTTCTAGGCGGCGCAGGCGAGAAAACAAATAAAGGTATGCTGATTCGCTAAATTGTGTAAGTTCATCGAATCCAATATACTGATACTCTGCACCCTGATACTGATACTTATCATTCTCAGTATCAATGTATCCAAACGTGAGCGTTGCCCCACTCGGAAACGTCCATTGCTTTTTCTGGTCATTCCATTTTGCGCCTGTCCCGCGAAGCCATTGCTGCGCTCTGTCCATCAACGCTCCCGGCTTAGATAAATCAGCATAAGTCCGGCGTAAAAGCAACGCAGCATATCCAGGCACATGAACATGTTCTAGCGCACCCATAAGAAGCGCAGAACTTTTGCCGCCACCTGCCGCCCCGCCATAGAACACTTCACGCTCATTCGTGAGTCCGAGAAACAACGCCTGTCGCTCGGTGGGAATCTGGGGAACGGGCCACCTGTTTTCGTCGCCACACACCTCCGCTTCCAGAACCCCGAAATCCTCCGGGCTTTCCTCTATCAACTTTGTTAGATACCCCACTACTTCCTCATGCGTGCATTTAGCAAGAGGAACCATTAGGGATTCAAGTGGGCTTGCTGTGCTCATTCTAAAGAGATACCTTTAGGCATCGCTAATGGTCTTTCCTTGCGCGGCCTCTTTACCTTCGGTGGAGCAAGTGTCATATTCGGAAACAACTCTTTCGCACGCTCAAGCTCAT